AATCCCCCCATTAGAAACCGTCAGTTTATCGGTTGGCGAACTCGTGCCAATACCTACGTTGGCATCAACAATCAAATTCCCCGTCATCGTATCGCCAGTCTTTTGTACTGCGTTCGTGTCAGTAATAGAACCCACGGGGAAGTCGCGGTAGACGACGTAGATGTTTGCTGTGCCGCTTGATGGGGCTGCTGAGAATGTGAGCGTCGTGCTGCTTACGCTGTATGAGCCGTCGTAGGGTGACTGCTGGACGTTATTGACCATCACCTCAATGGCATTGACTGCCGAGACAGGGCGGTTCAGGGTAAACGCAACAGTAGACCCGTCGCCGTTAAACGACTGGGAATTGACCCCAGAGAACCCAACTGGGATAACAGCAGCGGATGATCCTACGTATGACATATTTATACCAAGTAGCTGACAACAGTATCAATCGAAGCGGCAGCGCTAGAGACAACCCCAACGTCATCACCCTCTTCGATAACAAGTTTCTGATCCCCGCCAACGACAACCAGTGCGCCGCCCACAGGAACAATCGCCCCTTTGACCATATATGCAGAGGAACCGCCGTTCTTATTCAGAATGACATCCGCAGTGATGTTGCCGGTCGTGACGTTAGCAATAGACACGCCAATCAGAGTGTGAGTCGTTCCAGCGCTGACTGTGTCCGTAATAGCGGTCTCGGAAGTCCCGATGCCTGCTGTAAGAGTAGATTTAAAAGCCATTTTTTACCCCAAGGCGATAGCCATTGCGACTGCAGTACCAGCCGGATCGAACGGAGCCGTACCATCTGCAGCCAAATAAACCGAGCGTTCTGCCGGATACGTAACGAATACATCCTTTGTCCCTGAGCTGAAACTTACAGCCGAGCCAGCATTGCTGGATTCAAGGATCGTATCGCGTGAAAGCGTAGTGCCAGAAGACGTGTAGGTACCAACCCCAACCTCCCAGTCATTAGTAACTGTGTCGTAGATTGCGTAGTACGTGGTGCTACCATCGCCCAGAACACTGAAGGCTTGGAAACCATTGGCGGCTCCAGCGAGTGTAATCGTGCCAGTTCCCGTGGTAGTTGTCGTTTCTTTGACCCGGTCTTTTACAACAAGTGCCATGTTTAACCTTTAGTATTTACGTTGACCCAGCTAGTGGGCTGGCTGTTGTCTGTAATTGACCATCCACCGTCCGTGCTCGCATCAACATTTTGCCAGTTTACGCTCTGGCTGTCATCAATAATCTCCCACGAAAGCCGCGCTGAGAGAGCGTCAATAGCCGTTGCAAGTTCTGCTACGCTGGCTACAAAGTCCACATTTACGCTGAACTCGTCAAGCGTGCGAGCGGAGGCCGCTGCGGTTACCGCAAAATCAACAAGGGCTGACAACTGCTCACTGGCGGCTGCTAGCTCCCCAATTAAGGCGCGGAACTCTACGTTTGACGCGGGGCTATCACTGACTGTACTCGTCTCCGCAACGGCTCCAGATACCGTGAAGCTACTAGCCACAGAGTCGGCTCCGGTACCAAGTTCAGCGATATTAGCGGAGAACGTAAGGAGGGAAGAAACAAAGTCAGCGGCTGCCGCGCTCGCGCTAGCATTAACTGCGAAGTCAACCTTAGATGCGGTAGCGTCGGTACCAGATACCAGCTCCGCCATGAACGTGGCGAAGTCTACATTAGCGGTCTTACTATCATCCGCAGTGGCTGTTTCCGACAACGCAGAGTAAACCGTGCCGTTGTTAGTGGGGTCGTCAGAGACAACCAGCGTCTCTTCAATTCCGCCGTACAGTACGTGGTTAGTTGCTGTGGCGTCTACCGCCTGCCCAATTTCGTCAATGTTAGCAGCGAAGGCCAATATGGATGACGTGGCATCATCGACAATAGAAGTTTCACTGACAGACGCGCTAAAGACGTTCCCTGCCAGCGTAGAGAACGGAGCTTGGGCAAAGGTGGTTATACCGAACATGCCCAGCTCCTATTACGCGGCGATCAGATCATCTTCTTTGAACCAGCGTTGTTGCACATTACCATCAGAGTCAGTCCACTCGATCAGGCAAGACACAATCCCGTCCGAGTCCATACGGAAGGCCAATACCGGTCCCGTCGGAAGAACGCTGTTCAACGTTACAGTATCGCCTTTGGCGAATTTAGTAGCCATAAGTTACCTCTTACGCAGCGTCAAGGCTGAATGTGTATGTCACGTTGATGGAGTCACCAGACACGACCGCGCGGTCACCGGGAGAAGAGAAGTCAGACGCGGAGAACAGAATCCCCGTTGTGCCACTCTTGGTGTTGTTAGAGGTCAAGAACGCGCCACCAATGGTTGTTGAGGCGTTGATGCTGAAAGCTGCCGGAGACGCAGTGTTCGTGATAACTGATGGGTCTGCCGTAGTCGCCGTACCAAATGTACAAGCTGGACGGGTAGATTCAGAGTAGTTTGTGTCCTCAGTCCAGCCAGCGTGGCTTGACATGGTGTCGCCAGCGGCAGGGGTGTTAGAGGCACCAGCGCCGTACAAACCGATATACCAAGCAGCGGTGTAGCTAGAGCCACTAAAGTACTTAGCGTTCATGTCTTGCAGGCCGACGTTCACCACGAGGTTGTGGGATTTGGCTGTCCACTTGATATTGCCGTCTTTATCGCGGCAAATAACTTCAAATACACCGCCACCCTTGAGGCCTTCAGACGCGCCGCCATTTCCGGTAACGGAACTCGCCATAGTATCTACAGCTTTGGATTTGTTAATAAGCATTAGGTGCTCCTTACGAAATACGAATAATGGCGCTAGTAGCGTCAGCAGTTGGGAAAGTTACAGTGAACGTCCCTGAAGACGTTTTATCTGCGCCAAAATCTAATACAGCAACCGCCTTGTTTGACTTGCTACTGTTATAGATAAGCGCACCACGAGCAGTCAAAGCAGACGACCACGAGGTGTTTGCAAAAGAGGCATAGGCGATTGTACTGGAAGATGTCGGCGTAGTCGATACTGTTAGGGTGTTCCCGCCCGCCGTATACCCAGTAGCTGAGACCTCATTAGTAGCGCTGTACGCAGTGGTATCTGCCCCCAAGGTAGCGTCTCCAGTGTATAGGGCGACCTTGAAGGTGTCAGAGCTAAAGTTGTGGGTGCCCGTGAGCAGCTCAACCTTAAAACTTGTACAAGTTGTTTGCGTAATTGCCATATTAGTTTACCGGTACCCGAACTTGGCCTGAGCGGTAGGCGTCCATGCGCTCCATACCATCTCCCAGACGTTTAGCCAGTTGCAGCGCTTCTTTGTATTTGGCATCGTACAACTGGAGCAAGTCAGGCTCACCCTTCATAAAGGTGTATGCCTCGACTAAAGACCCATACAGTAGGACAGAGTCAAAGTTATCACCAAGCCATGAGCGGCCATTGCTGTTTGTCAACGTACCCACCGGTACAACGAAGCCTGAACCTGTAGCGCCAATCGTAGTTCCGACGCTTAATGTGTTACCAACTCGGTACCCAGCGCCAGAAGACGCAATCGCTGCGCTCGTAACCACACCGCCAGAGACCACAATAGTCGCTGTCGCGCCACCACCATCGCCGCCAGTCAACGGCACGTCGTAGTAAGTACCATCAGAGTAGCCAACGCCACCTGTCACAACGCCGAGAGAGGAGATACCGCCCTGAACAATAGACGCTGGGTAGTAGTAAAAGTGCAACTCAACCGTATACGCGGCATCGGGTGTTGGCCCCATGAGGAACGACAACTCGTTTGTAATCGTCGGTGCGGCCCCAGTAGTAGTGGTCGGGCCAAACAACGCGTAATATCTGGGGATACCAGTAGATGTTGGGTTGGGATACGCCTGACGGATAAAGTTCACGTCCTTATTCAACAGGTATTCGTAGTTCCCGCTGCCATCAATAACCGCCAATGAATATGGGGCAAGGAAGTCGGCAGGGGTAGACAAATACTTATTATTCAGCGTAGTCGTACCCGTCATGTTCTTACGCAGGGAGGGGAACTGAACAGTGTTAAACACGCGCTGCTCTGCCTGCTGCACGAATGTGGCGAGTTCGGAGTCGGTGAACGTGTTCTCCGTGTACCCCTGAATAGCGTCTACAAGTTCGGCGTAGTTCATAGTCTAGTTATGTTGTTTGCACTGTGACTGTACCAGTAATCGCAGTCGCTATCAAATCATTGGGGGTCAGACCGGTGTCAAACCCACGAGCCCCACCAACTGGGTTCCACCCCCACTGGATGTCCCTAGATGTATAGTCTCCGCCAGTAAAGGCTCGTGACTTATCGGGACGAGGGTTGCGCAGGCCCTGCGGGTCTTCTACAGGATACATACCCTGCATATTCTGCGGGTGGTCTGGCTCCCAACACGTCGGGCATACCATTACGTTTGTCTTACGCGTACGGACAATTAGCTCTTTCAGCGCCTGTAACTTATAGCGCTGTCCACACCGGTCACATTCCGATATGGCGTACTTGCCGGATGCGAACTTGTTGCTCATACTTAGCCGATAGCCATGTACCGTGGCACAAAACGGCTAGAGGACTTATCGCGGTCCTCAGTTGCAGCCAACTCCCAAGCCTCATCGTACTGCTGCTTCAGGATCATCATTCGATCCATCCCGCCGGGTACTTTCATAGAAATCATATAGGCCAGTCCGGCAACCATGCAGTTTAGGAAGCGGAAGGGTACATCCATCGTGTTCACGCCTCCACCAGCGTCTTGGATACGGCGCAGGCGCCAGTACACTAGGGTATACGGCTGAGCGTCGTCAGGAACGGGCCACACGTTAACAGTTGGGGTGGGGGCTACCCTATCCACATAAACTTGAATTGGGCGCCCTGTAGTCAGTTTATTGGGGATGGCGGCGTATGTAGACACGCTGATACGAGAGACAGCCAAATCAGCCTGACTTGTACCAGAACCTGTACGTACCACATGCTCAATGATGTCTACTGTATCGGTAGGCAAGTTATACGCGCCAGTACCAGACACGAGAGGGATTTCGCCCTGCTCAATAGTCCACATGTTAATACCGCGGTTCGCCCAATCGGTGAACATTAGATTCAACGAGCGACGGGCAGTCTTCAAGTCGTACCCAGTCCGGAGTTCGGAACCGGCGCGCTCAAACGCCTCCTCCACCAACTCGGTGAGGTCTAAGTTAAACGCTGTGGTTCCAGAGGTTGCCATTATCTATATCTCGCTGTTTTTGCCGCTACTTTCTTCGGCTGGGCCACAAACTGCTTGCCCTTTGCCGTACCTTCCCGTTTAGCACGGGTTGTAGCTGCGTATTCCTTACTGCTCAAACTCTCGCGAGCTTTCTTGGGTAGATACCGCTCACCTGTCGCCTTGGGGCCTACTGTAGAGTTCTTACCCGACTTAGTGCCCCAGTCTTCCTTGGTCCATTTAGACAACTTATTGTCGCTGGACTTTGCCCCAGAATACTCGCCGCCACGATCTTTGTACAGCTTCGTAGCCAACTGCATGGCCCGAGCAGAGTGTTTGCCACCCATCTTGGCCTTGGCATCAGCCTTGGCGCGCTCCCACTTAGCGGGAGATTTCTTGGTGGCGGTTCCGGTCATTACATACCCGCCGCGGCTTTGAGTGAGACAATCTCAGCTTCTAACTCGATAATACGCTTGTCCCGATCTTCTAGCTTTTTCATTAGAGACGAGTTCATATCAGCCCACTGGATTAAGTCTTCAACTCGTTCCTTGTGGTCGGCCATCATCATCTTATACAGACGTTCGGAGGCTTCGATATGGCGGTCAATCGTAATCACTTTTTAAACCCCCGGGTTTCTTGATAGCGTCCTGAATCCAGTTACTTTTTTTCATCGCATCTTACAGGCTTTAGCGCCACGAGCTTTGCCGTAGCCTTTAACTGCGCCGCCGTTTTTGTATTTTTCCACTTTAAAGTCGCCTACCTTGGACAGCTCGTCATCAGACATGCCCTTAACGTTCTTATCGCGGAAGAGCTTGGTCGGTTTCTCTTTCAAATCTTTGTAGTCAGCCTTGTCTTGCGCCTTGCGCTCACGGTCTTTGCGACCGACCTCATAACCCGCTCTTGCCATTCCAGCGGCGGGGCCGCCTACGAGCCGACTTACACCCCCTGCAATATCAACGACCGTATCGCTAACCCGCGAGTCAGGCATGTCCTTGGCTTTCTTTAAGTCCTCGCGGCGCTTCAGGTCGATTTCCTGCTTGCGCCCACGAGACAACTTGTCGTATGTTGTGGTTCCCATATTCAACTCATCTTACAGGCTTTAGCGCCGCGAGCTTTGCCGTAGCCTCTACCAACAGAACCGCCGGGGGCGTAACCTT